CAAATGAAAAAGCAAGCGGAAAATTCTAAGAACATGCAAGAAATGTTCAAGAATATTCCTACTCTCATTTACATAGGTTAATCAATGGCACGCTTCGTCACACAACGTGATTTTGAATTCATCCAACACATCACTCGGGAATTGATTGATGAAACAATGGATGTTGCGGTTGTTCTTTACAAGATTGTAGTTGAATCTGCTAAAGTGAATATCTATGGTGAAAGCGTCACTAAGCCACGATATACACCTGTTGTAGTTAATGCGATTGTCAAATACAACAAAAATACACCAGTACAAGAAGAAGGATTCGGTGTCAATCAAGACCAACAAACTGAATTTAGATTTGCTCGTCGTATGTTACAAGAGGTTAACACCTATCCAGAAATTGGTGACGTAATCGGATATAACAATCATTTCTACGAAATTCATAATATTACAGAAACACAACTCATCGCAGGTAAGCCAGGGTTTAATACCGCAATCATTTGTATGGCACACTTAACTCGCCGTACAAGTATTGATATCGAAGAGGCACAAGTATGAGCGAAAAGCCAATAGTACAACGTGTTGATGTACAACAACAAAAGGCTGTAGAAAATCGAGCAAATGATATCCCATTAGGTAACACACCACCTATCGCAGTTACCCTTTTTACAATTGATAATGCGATTTTAAGTTACATGAATACTCGTATTAAACCTATTGTAACACAAAATGGAAATGAAGTAAAAGTACCGGTCATTTATGGTGACCCAGAACGCTGGAAGTCTGCGCAACGTGATGGTGTTATGCGTGATTCTATCGGAAAGATTCAACTTCCAATGATTATGATTCGTCGAACAGGGATGAAGAAGTCTATGATTAATTCTCCTGTTAACAAGTATTTAGAACGGACATTTGAAACGGGGTGGAATCGTCGTACACCGTATGACCAATTTGCCGTCAAAAATAATATCACCCCAAGTCGAGAGTATATAGTTACCACGGTACCTGACTATTATGAAATAAATTACCGATGCATTATTTGGACTGAATATATGGAACAAATGAATGCGGTGGTAGAAAACATTTCTTTCGAAACAGACCAATATTGGGGTGAACAAAATAACTATAAATTCCGTACTTCGGTAAAGTCATTTGAACCGTTGACTGAATTACCCACCTCAGAGGACCGTGTGGTGCGTACTCAATTTGATATGACCATTTACGCATACTTGTTACCTGAGAATATGTTAAATAAACAGAACAATAGAAGTAGTACCACAAAGAAACGATATTCTGTTAAAAAAGTGGTAACTTTCACCGAAATAGAAAGTGAATAATTGATGTTTAGGTAAAAAAACAGATATTTATAATACGAGTTGTAATGTACACAAAAGAGGTTATTATGGCAGAAATTACCAAAGATGAATTGAATGAGATTAACGGACTGCGTGACAAATTAGCAACGGTAGTCTCCGATACAGGTCAGTTCCAACTCCAAGTTGAGATGTTGGAACTGGATGTCGCAGAACTAAAATCAAAGATTGGTGAACAAGCCAAACTATTTAAAAGTTTACTTGTAGAAGAACAAGATTTAATCAATAGGTTATCTGAAAAATATGGCGTCGGGTCAATTAATTTTGAAACCGGCGAATTCACCCCAGAGAGATAAACAAATTTAGTTTGGAGAATACCGTATGGCAGAAAGAATCGTGTCGCCTGGTGTCTTTACACAAGAACGCGACCAATCATTCCTCGCACAAGGAGTAGCACAAATTGGTGCGGCGTTTGTTGGTCCAACCACTAAAGGACCAGCATTTATTCCTACTTCGGTAGATGGTATCGATGGGTTCGTCACGACTTTCGGCGAACCAAACGGTACTTCTTACATGAGTTATGCAGTTAAGAACTACCTTCAAGAAGCAGGAAGTGCAACCATTGTTCGTGTTCTTGGATTAGGCGGATACACCACGACCGCGGCAACTATTTTCGCTACTGGTTCAGCTGGTAGTAAGTTGTTCGCAGTGTTACACCCAACTGTATCGGGAAGTAGTCTTACTAGTGTAGCAATTGGTGGTACTACCGCAAGCTTTAACTTGCTACTCAGTAGTTCAACCAGTGTACACACATCAGCAAGTAACTTAAGTGCAATCGAAGGTAGTACTTCATTTATCGGTACATACTTCGGTACTAATGCACAAAGTGACTCATCATATCCAGCATATGTCTACGCTATCTTCCCAGATGCACTCACACAAGCTGGTGATACAGTAACTCTTAGTGCAGTTACCGCATCACTCACACTTAATACTCAATACGATAATGCAACTACTCCTTGGATTCGTTCACAACCAATCGCAGGGGCAGCTACTGACTTATTCAAGGTTCACACATTAAGTGATGGAACTGCAGCAAATAAGGAAATCAAAATTTCTATCACTGGTATTTCACCAAGTCTTGACCCAGATAGTAACTTTGGTTCATTCTCATTACTTGTTCGTGACTTCAATGATACTGATACATCAACAAACGTTCTTGAAAGTTATGACAACTTGAACCTTGACCCAGACAGTCCAAATTATATTGCACGCCGTATCGGTAATGCAGTTCCAACATATAATTCAGCAACAGGTGAAACATACTACGAAGGTGATTATCCAAACACTTCAAAGTATATCCGTGTAGAAATGAGTGATAGTGTCATTCCAGAAAATGCAGTACCTTATGGATTCGCCGCACTAACTTCAGTATTCAGTACCACCGCTGGTCAAGTCACTAGTGGTTCGTATGTAACCAGTCGTTGGTTAAGTGGTAGTACTTTTGGATACAATGTAAATGCTATCGACACCCGTGCATACTACGGATATGATTTCTCAAAGACCACCAACTTATCACTTCTTGCACCAACCGTTGGTGGATTAGCAGTTGGCTCTGAATTTAACCTCAGTAGTTCACTTTCATCAACTGAAGTTGCTGGTAGTCCTCTTACACTTACTAACCGTGACCAAGTATCTTATCGTCGATTCACTGTTCCTTTCCAAAGTGGATTCGATGGATTAAACCCAGCACGATATATCGCATTGGGTGGAGCAATTACTTCAACTAATACACAAGGATTTAATCTTTCAAACGCTACCGCATCTGGTTCCGTTGAATTTAAGAGAGCACTTAATACATTAAGTAATCCAGATAGTGTAGACCTTAACCTCTTGGTGGTTCCAGGCGTTCTCTACTCACAACACAGTTATATCGCTCAATCAGCAATTGACCTTTGTGAAACCCGTGGAGATTGCTTCTACCTCCTCGACTTATCAACTCTTGATGCAACCATCAGTAGTGTTACCGGTTTAGCAGAATCATTAGATACCAATTACGCAGCATCCTACTATCCTTGGGTTCGTGTCGTAGATACCAACACTAACAAGTTCCTCTGGGCACCACCATCAGTCGTACTTCCAGAAGTCTACGCATATAGTGATAATGTTGGTGCAGAATGGTTTGCACCAGCAGGCTTGAATCGTGGTGGAATTCCAGGTGCAGTCGGTGTCAAGACTCGCTTAAATCAAGCACAACGTGATGAATTGTACGAATCAAAGGTCAACCCAATCGCACAATTCCCAGGACAAGGTATCTGTGTATGGGGACAAAAGACCTTACAACGCCGTTCATCAGCACTTGACCGTGTAAACGTTCGTCGTCTTCTCATCACTGTCAAGAAGTTCATCGCAAGTTCAGCACGTTACCTTGTTTTCGAACAAAATACCGAAGCAACACGTAATCGTTTCTTGAACATTGTCAATCCATACCTCGCAGGTATCCAACAACGTTCTGGTTTGACCGCATTCCGTGTGGTTATGGACGAAACTAACAACACTCCAGATATTATTGACCGCAATATCTTGGTTGGTGCAATCTATCTCCAACCAACCCGTACCGCAGAATTCATCAAGTTGGATTTCAACATTCTCCCAACTGGTGCAACCTTCGATACCATCTAATCAGTTTTTTCAATAACCACTATTTATTTAAAGTACTACTCTATTTCTGGAGAGCCATATGGCAAATTTGGTCAACGAACAAGAACTATTTTTCACCGCATTTGAACCAAAGACTCAAAATCGGTATGTGATGTATATCGAAGGCGTACCTGCTTATCTTATCAAGAAGGCAGACCGTCCAAAGTTAACCCAAGAAAAGAAGCGTTTAGACCATATTAATCTTCAACGCTATGTCAAGGGAAAGACTGTATGGGACGAAATGGTACTCGACTTATACGACCCAGTAGTTCCATCTGGCGCACAAGCAGTAATGGAATGGGTTCGTTTACATCACGAATCAGTCACAGGTCGTGACGGTTACGCAGAATTCTACAAGAAGGACATCGTAATCAACGTTCTTGGTCCAGTAGGTGATAAGGTTGAAGAATGGATTTTGAAGGGCGCACAAATCACCAAGGTAGAATTCGGTGAAATGGCTTGGGAAAAGGATGACCCAATGAGTATTTCACTCACCATCCAACCAGACTACTGCATCCTCAACTACTAAGAGACTCAAGCAGAACAAGAAACCCCACTCAAAAGGTGGGGTTTTTTATTGGAAATTACTATATACCAATAGTTTGTGATACTTATAATAAGGTGTATTTTTTCCGAGAGAAACTATGGCAGAAATTACTGAATTTAATATTGGACAAGGGGAAACTTTCAAAGTATTAGCAACATTAGAAAATGCTGATACGGGTGGATACTTAGATACCACGGAATATACATTTAGTGGTCAAGTCAGAGAAAATTTTACCACCGATGAGGTAGCGGCAACTATCAATGTTACCAAGCTTGCTCCCAATGTATCGGGTAGTATTACCATTGAATTAACTCCAACACAAACACTTTCTCTTACACAAAGAAAATATGTATACGACATTAATATGACCAGTGGTTCTGTCACTCGTCGTATTCTTGAAGGGTATTTTGTAGTTCGTCCTACTGCTACGAGATAATTGATGACGATTTCGGGATTTCCCAATATACGGGTTATCATTCGGGAAGCTGAAGATGAAAATCTTACGTTAGACGTACCGAATATAATTGTAAAAGTTGAAAAAGACTCAGACTATAATGTTAATGTAACTCCTGCGTCAGTAGTTCCAATGCGCACGGGGTCATATCAACGTTTTGCTGACGTTGCATTATTAGCGTATACAGCATCTTATGTAAGTTCATCTGCAAATGCTGTATCATCCTCATATGCGCTTACCGCATCATACGCATTAGTAGCTGAAAAGGGTGGATTCCCATACAGTGGTTCCGCAGTTATTACAGGGTCGCTGCTCATTACCAGCTCAATCCAAGGCCCATCATTAACCGTTGTTGGGTCAGACATTTATGTTCGTGGGGTCAGAATCGGTGCTGGTCCAAATGGGTCCATTAGTGAAGGATTTAATCTTGTATTCGGTAATAATGCACTTTCCAATTTAACAACTGGTGTATATAATACTGCGCTTGGTCACGAAGCATTAGCATCAAATACAATTGGGTTTGATAATACCGCTATCGGATATAATGCACTTAGTTCCAGTTACAGTGGAAGTAGTAATATTGCTATCGGTTCTTTCGCATTAACTCGGGATATTAATAGTACACAAAATGTCGCCATCGGCGCAGCATCGATGTTCTACAATATATCGGGAAATTATAATACCGCACTCGGTGCGTTCGCACTTTTACGAAATGAAAGCGGTAGTAATAATGTTGCTATAGGTAAGAGAACACTTGAATATTCACGTGGTGACAGCAATATTGCGATAGGTACAGAAGCAGCACGATATATCAGCGGTAGTTATAATGTATTCGTTGGTACATTTAATGGTAATCAAGGTGGATACGACTTCCGTACCGGTAGTAATTTTATCGTTGTATCCGATGGCCAATCAAATATTCGTCAATATTATGATGGAATTGATAATACATGGGTGTGGGTAACCGATAACGTTGAAACACTCGAATTAAATACGGCATCATTACAAGTAAACGTTCCAGTAATAGCAACAGAATTTACGGGGTCATTATACGGTACCGCAAGTGTAGCAGATGGTATCGATGTTATCTTTGCGGGCGAATATGAAACGGGTAGTAGTATCATCATTCCTACCCCATCGGGTGGATTGTCATATGTGGTGAGTGCAAGTTATGCACTTACCGCTTCGTACGCAATGAATGGTGGCGGAGGTGGTGCAAGTGATTGGGATTCTATTACCAATAAACCAGCTGGATTAGTCTCTAGTTCTGTACAAGCAACTACATGGACCGTTGCAACCGCATCACTTAGTACTACATCTAGCTTCACAATATCTTCGTCATTTGCTACATCGGCAAGTAGAGCTACGACTTCAAGTTTTGCATTAAACTCTGCACTAGCAACAACGTCAAGCTTTACAGTAACATCATCGATAGCAACATCTGCATCTTTTGCAACAAGTGCAAGTCGAGCAGTAACATCTAGTTTTGCATTGACCGCAAGTTTTGCGTCAAACGCATCAATTCCAACGGGAACCGTATCTAGTTCAACTCAAGTTAGTGCGTTTGGATTTGCTACCACTGCATCAAATACGTTTAATGGCAACCAAACAATTACGGGGTCATTACTCACAAATGCTGATACATTAATATTTAGTGGGTCAATGTATACTAGTGGTAGTGTCGCAGTTACGGGGTCGTTACAAGCAACGAATTTTATACTACCAACAGCTGCACCGACTACTCCACAAACTGGGTCGATGTACTTTAGTGGTTCGTTTATTTATGTGTATACTGGAACTCAATATCGTAGTGCGAGTTTAGTTTAATATGCCATTAACACTTGTAAATTCTGGTAATGAAGGCGGATTGAAACTTATAAATCAAAGTAATTTAGGAAAATTTGTATTACAAGGTAGAGGAGTTCCATATCAACAATTACAAACGATTGCAGAATATCTTCGTAATTATATGAGTGAATTTCGTAATCCAAGTTTTTATACATATCGCTTAGACGGAACGGGGTTTCAGATTCTTGATGGTGGGTTTGATATGTATGACGGTGGAAATATTACATCACCTGCGATTAGAGCAGGAAATATATACACCAGTTCAGCGGCATATTCCGCCGCAGTATACCCTTCGGCAAGTAATTACACACAAACAGGTTCTAGTGCTATTTTAGATGGAGATTTTCATTATATTAGTTTAGGTTATGTACAATATGGAGTGACACAAAGTGCAACGTTCCATCCATTAACTGTAATCGGGTCACGAGAAAATCCAGGACCTGTGGGTTGGCAGGTTGGTGGAAATTCTGGCGCTGACGGTGGTGGTTTACTTGCATCAGGAAGTGTATATACTGGAAGTATAGTAAATGGATTTACAGTTCATGCGCACTATCGCCAAACATATAATGCAACCGACCCATCACACTGTACATTAACAATATTATTAGGACATCCGAACTGGAATTCATCATTTGGAGCAATTATTAGTGGGTCCGAATTTGTGAATCTTGGTGGATGCGGTGTTCGTTTCTTAGCGACAGGTTCAAACACCAGTAATGTTTTAGCAATCAATACGTTATTAAGTAAAGCATCGGGAGTACAAGTAACTGCAGCAGAATGTAAAACAGTAGTGGACAATTTTGTAACACGTATTCAACAATCAGTCGGATTTTAAAGATGCCAGCAAATCGTTTTATACCTCTTTATAATACCCAATATGGAGCAGTCCCGACCGCCAGTGCCATGTACGATGGTGAACTTGCGGTTAATATCTCCGATGGAAAACTATATACAAAGAGTGGGTCTGCCATTGTCGCACTTAATGATACTACCAATTTCGTATCCAGTAGTGCGCAAGTTGTCGCATTAATTGTCAATACGGACATTCAACCTCGGTCGGTAGAATCCAGCGAATTTAAGTTAGACGCTGGTACGGTATCGATGACCTTTACGGGGTCAATTAATAGTGGTATTTTCGGGGCTACGGAAGATGTATATCCATATATCTCAACTACCGAATATGCCGGCACCACCATAGAATATGTCGCCCAACGTCCAGGAGCAACCAGAATCGGTATGATTATGGCTACCTGGTCTGGAAGTAACATCGTCTTTACGGACGTATCTACAGCGGATATTGGGGATACTAAAGACATTTCATTTACCTTTATTCAATCCGCAAGTTTATTCAAATTGCGGGTAAACAGTAGTGGGTCAGGAAGTGGGGCCTGGACTGTACAAAGTCTATTTAAATTGTTTCCAAATTTGAATCCTTAAAAAAGTATTTAATATTTATATACTGATAACCCCGTTGGGAGAAATGTATGGCAAATGAATTTATTGCCCGTAAAGGCCTGATAGTCCTTAATAACGGTGCAAAGATAACTGGGTCGTTCAGCGTATCCAGTGATAGTATATTTTATGGACCAGTTACCGCATCGGCGGGAGCAACTGGTTCGTTTACTGGCTCATTCAAAGGTGATGGGTCACAACTTACGGGGCTTGTTACTGACCTTCGTATTAGTGGGTCTACTGGTAGTGATACCATAAGCCTTCTTACCGATTCCTTAAGCTTATTAGGGTCAAACGGGGTTACCACAGTTGTTACTGACAATACTGTTACGATTGGTATTCCAGCAGGTACGATTTCCGCTTCATCACAAGTTGACCACAATGCTACAACAAATTATGTAGCAGATCAACACATCGACCACAGTACGGTAAATATTACCGCAGGAAGTGGTTTGAGTGGCGGTGGTGATATTACCACTACTCGTACATTAACACTCGATACTTCTTCAGTACACTTTACTGATGGAGTTAAGCGTAAGTTAAATGCAGAATCAGTAATCAGTAGTTCAGTACAAGTTGACGTTACCCAAACTACTAATTACTCAACCTTAGCAACCACGGGTTCAAATACCTTTACTGGCGTCCAAACCATCAGTAATACTACCAACAGTACAACTTTTTCAAATGGTGCGTTAGTTGTAGACGGTGGTGTTGGAATTGCAAAAGATGTAAACATTTCTGGTAGTTTGAATGTTATCGGTCTATTGACCGCAATATCTATGTCTACCCAATATGTTACATCATCACAATATGTGGTTGGTGTAAGTCGTATTATTCTTAATGACGACGACATTGTACGATTTGCGGGTATTTCAATTGAAGATTCTGGTTCATCATTTACAACCGCATCTATCCTCTGGGATAGTCTAAATCACCACTTCATATATGATACAATAAGTGGTTCTACATACGAAAGTGCATATTTTATCGCAGGTCCAAAAAACACTGGTTCATTGGGTGATGAAGTTGGATTGACAACCGGTCGTATTCCAGTCGCATCTGGTGACCATAACATTGATACCAATCCGTTACTTACCCCACTTCGTATTGATGGTGGAGTATTCCACGTAGAAAGTAGTCAATATGTAACGGGCTCCGTCACCGCATCGGCATTCTCTGGTGATGGTAGTAATCTTACTGGAATTGTCACCAATCTTAATATCACGGGGTCGGATGGCGGTACCGGTACTGTATCTCTTAAGACACAAGCACTTACTATTGATGGTACAAATGGACTTACCGCAACGGTCAGTGGTCAAACTATCACCATTAGTGGTAGTAACGCAACCACATCAAGTATCGGTGTCGCATCATTCACTGGTTCAAACTTTACAGTAACGAATGGTGACGTAGCAGCCAAGCCAATCACTTTCAATAGTGTTCCGCTCAATCTTGGGTCAGCATACTCGTTCGGTTTACAAAATATTACCTCAGAAAACGCATCAACACCTGACCAAGTTAATTTACAAGGTGGGGCTATCATTCACGGTGTTCTCTTCACATCGGGTAGTAATACCGATGTAGACACTGGTACTGAAGTTGTCGCAACAATTTCTGCAACAACATATGATGCAGTCTTCTTTGATTATGTCATTAAGAAATCCAATGATTATCGTGCAGGAACTGTAATGGCAGTATGGAATGTGGCACTAGGCACTACTGAATTTACTGATTTCTCTACAAATGACTTAGGCAATACTACAGACGTAGTATTTTCTGTAGACCTCTTATCAAACACCGCACGATTAAAAGCAACTGTCGCTTCAGATAACTGGATTATTAAGGTAGCAGTTCGCGCTCTCTAATTATAGTAGTAGGTTTCGTACAACTTAAACACATCACCTTTGGATAATGAAGAAGGGGAACTATGGCAAATGAATTCGTAGCCAGAAAAGGACTGATAGTCTCTGGCAGTGCAAATATTTCTGGCTCGGTTACAGCGTATAACTTCTATGGTACCGCAAGTAACGCCGTTAGTTCCTCTTATGCGTTAACCGCTTCCTATGCATTAAACGCAGCAGGAGGTGCAGGAGCTTTCCCATACACAGGTAACGCAGTCATCACCGGGTCACTTAATGTAACCCAGGCGGTGACTGCTTCGTATTTTAAGGGTGATGGTAGTCAACTTACAAATCTTAAAACATCGGTTGCAGTCGAATCATATAACTTTGATGGGGATGGTACGACCAAAACATATGTACTTTCTCAATCATATTATAATGCAGAAGGTTTATTAATTTCGGTTGGTGGTATTACTTACGCCCCAAATATTGACTATACATTTACCAGTAGTACAAAAGAAGTAAATTTCGTTGAAGCTCCACCATCAGAGTCAAACATTTATATTCGGGTTCCATTAAGTGTTGGGACTGGAATTAGTAGTAGTTTTACGGGGTCATTTATTGGAAATGGTAGTGGGCTTACTGATTTACAAACAAATCTCGCAATAGATAATCATTTATATGTCGGTGATGGTATAACACAAAATTATGCATTATCTTCATCATATAATCCAAAATCATTATTAGTAACCGTAGGGGGTTTGCGTTATATTAATGATAATGATTTTACGGTGTCAGCGTCAAATATACAATTTACACAAGCACCAGCGTCGCAGTCTATTATTTTAATTCAATCGTTGATTTCCGTTAGCTCTGGGTCGGTTGGTACATTTAGTGGGTCATTCATCGGAACCGCAACTACCGCGTCATATGTATTACCTTCGGGATTACCATCTGGAGTCATCAGTAGTTCCGCTCAAATTAATACATACTTAGACCTCGACGGAGTATACAGTAGTTCCGCCCAAGTACTAACCGCAATTAGTGGGGCGGTCATTACACCAAGTACGATTACCGCTAGTGGACATATCGTCCCATCGACGACAGACATTTATGACTTGGGCTCTCCAGATAAAAAGTGGCGTTCGCTCTACGTTAGTGGGTCCACCATTTATTTAGGTACATTACAACTTAAGGATAACGGTGGAAACTTTACGGTTGTTAATCAATCTGGAGACAATTTACCTATCTCGGGTGCTTTTACGGGGTCATTCTTCGGCACCAGTAGTTGGGCACGGAATGCATTAACTGCTTCGTTGGTAGACTATACAAATGTGGTAAATAAACCAACATTAGTATCTGCTTCATCGCAAGTATCATATCCATCACTTAGTAATATTCCTTCGGGAATTGTATCTGGTGCAGCACAAGTCGCAGAATTACTTCCACCAAATACGATATCATCATCCGCTCAAGTTACAGCATTTTTACCCACAGGTACAGTATCAAGTTCTACCCAAGTAGACTTTGCAACAATCAGTAATAAGCCTACCCTAATTTCACAATCATCACAGGTTGTAGTACAGAACACCACGGGCATTGGTGCACTCGCTACTACGGGGTCAAATATATACATTGGCGACCAAGTAACATCGGGGTCACTTACAGTTACACAAAACTTCATTGTACTGGGGTCGTCCTCTATTCAGTACTTATCACAAAGTACATTGAACGTTGGAACAAATATCATTACGGTTAATACAAACACCCCAGGATTAACATTAGGTGGATTGGCAGTTATCGATTCTGGCTCGTCGCCACAACGCAGTGGCTCGCTCTTATTTGACTCAGTAAATGACCATTGGATATTTGTTCATCAAAATACTACCGGTGGAGTCACCTCATCGGTGGTATTAATGGGGCCACCAACGTTTAATAATGTTGGTAGTGAAATCCTTCTTACACAAAACAGATTATTAAAATCCGCAGGATTAGAACACGTAACATCATCAGTAATATATGATGATAACGTTAATGTTGGTATAGGTACATCAAGCCCAGCAGCAAAATTAGATGTTGCAGGTAATATCTTCCCAAGTTCTGATAATTTGTATGATTTAGGGTCAACGTCTAAGCGATGGGCAAATCTCTATACGGGTGACTTAAATCTCTCCAACGAGGGGTCATCTGGTAACACCGTAGATGGTACCACGGGGAACTGGACCATCCAAGAAGGGGAAGAATATTTATATATTATTAATAACAAATCGGGGAAGAAATTCAGATTTACCCTTGAGGAGATAACCTAGTATGGCAATTTTTACCACGACAGTTTCGGGCTCATCTTATACCAGTTCACTAGCGAGTGGAGTGGGGTATTTTGGTACCGCGAGTTTTGCGGTTAGTTCGTCTTATGCCGCCTTCGCATTAACTCCTGCCGGAACGAGTGGCACATCTGGAACAACCGGTACTTCTGGCACCAGTGGAGCAAACGGCACATCAGGAAACAGTGGTAGCTCAGGTACATCTGGTAGTTCGGGGTCATCGGGTACATCAGCATCTGTCACCATTAACGCTAATACGAACAACTATGTAGTCACCGCTACAGGAACTACGAATACATTACAAGGTGAAGCGAATCTTACGTTTGATGGAACAACATTAAACGTCACTGGCATATCTAAAGCTACATCATATTTTAGTGCGAACGACCAAGGGTATATTCGTGGTGACCAAGGAGCAGGAAATCTAACGATACAAGGTGGTTCAACATCTACTACATTTAATAACTCGTCAAATGCTGCAACGTTGATGACAATATTGAATGGCGGTAACGTTGGCATCGGTACGACAAATCCAACCGCAAAACTACACGTATCTACAACATCAGCAGATACAGTTTTTAGATTGGGTAATAACGGGGCCACGGACCAATATATATACTTTAATGGTGCGGCTGATTGGGCTATGGGGATTGATACTTCCAATGGAAATGCGTTTAAGTTATCTAGATATTCTTCGTTAGGTACAAATGACATAATCACAGTAACCACCGGAAGTAACATCGGTATCGGTACAACGAATCCTGAATACGCATTGGATGTAAATTCTTCCGACATACGATTTGGAACCACAGAAACGGGTAATGTATCGTTCCGAATTGGGACAAACTCGACCCACCGATATCTACAGTTACTTAATTCTGGTGCTGCAAGTGGATTGAAAGTTGGCGGACTTCTAGTCTCAGACACTTATTCATATGCAGATCCCGGCCGAAATGATTTAATTGTTAAGGGTAATGTCGGTATCGGCACGACGAGTCCGTCGGTCAAGCTCGATGTGTATCAAGGCGCGATGCGTATCACGGGTCTGTCTGGTGGTGGATGGCTTGAACTATCTGGCAACCTTCCTGGGTATTCAGCAAACACTTACCAAGTGTTAAGAAGCAACGGCACGATTCACTTCGCAAACAACGATAAATACTGCGCCTTTTTGGAAGGGTCAAACACTTATTTCGGAATACTTGACAGCAGTTTGGATACCAAGGTATTTTTGCACACTAGTGGCAACTCATACTTAAATGGCGGCAACGTCGGCATCGGCACGACGAGTCCGGGTACGAAACTTGATGTAAACGGAACAACAACGTTTCGAGATACGGTTTTTATGTCCACGCAAGGGCTTCTAACATACTCAAGCGACCTCGGTAACGGTGAAGGGGGTACAGTTCTCGGATCCGTGGCGTCAAAAGGTGTGCTTTTGCGGGGTGGAGCTTCTGGAACGGGAGTGTTTGTAAATTCTAGCAATAACGTCGGTATTGGAACAACTTCACCTAATGCGTTACTTGTTGCAAAGGCTTCCGGAAACTATGGAACAATTGCTTGTGATAACTCCACAACAACTGGCGGTGGTGCGTTCGCCGTTCGCAAACAAGGTTCCGCCATTGGCTATTTGCTTAACAAGGGGTCATGGTTTGGTGATACCACAAATGATTTATGTGTTGCCGCTGAAACGGGCTACAACGTTCGTATTTATACCAACGGTTCTACGACAGAAAAGTTTATTGTCACGACTGGCGGCAACGTCGGCATCGGCACTACAAGTCCGGCGTTTAATACTAATGGTGGAACATTCTTATCAGTGCATAATTCTTCCTTTAGTGCATGGTTAGATTTGGGTACTAGTTCTACTACTGATGGTCATGGTGGTGCAGTGGCTTTCAATAATTTGAATAGAAGTGGTACTGATAAACGTATTGCACAAATCGCCGGTGTACGAGCGGGGGGAAATGACACTGGAGATATAATATTTAGCACATGGAATGCGGGGGCCGGAGCTGACCGCATGAAACTCACTGCAGCAGGTAATGTCGGTATTGGAACGTCAAGTCCACAAGCAGCTTTAGACGTTCGTGGTGGAATTCTACGAAGTAATAGCCGAGTATCCGATTCTCAAAATTATCCAGTAGGACACTATACTCCAGGCGATGTGGTATTTGAAATTGACCCCACATGGACTCAAGCTGAACTTCAAGAATTTTTTGGAAGTACTAGTGTTACGTGGACAGCAGATTCTACTTCACCAGGTGGATACGCAATCCAAATTGCAGGTTATATTCCCGTTGGTGGGGTTTATAATAGTGGATTCCCATACATTCCAGTAGACCAAGATGATACCTTCTATATGGAATGTTGGATTAGAAATACCACGGGTACAAACAACCAACACTATATGGGGTCGATTGATTATAACGAATCGTTCTCTAGTTTAGGTGGTAATCCAGGGTCATTCGGATATTGGGTCATGTTAAATGCTAATCCGGGTACGTCATGGACAAAAGTATCTGGATATATCAAGGGATTTGGGTCTAGTACTGGACAATTTGCAAGTGGTACAAAGTATTGGACACCACAAGCATTATTCAATTATTCCAATAGTGGTACGTGTATCATTTCTGGATGGAAGGTCACGAAGGTCAGTCAACCTGGTGAAAAGATATTCAAAGCATCGGTTGGTATTGGAACAACGACACGACCATCATACGCATTAGATGTCACGGGTACCATTAGAGCAACCGCAGACGTTATCGCATATTCTGACCGTAGAGCAAAAGAAAATATCATCACCATTAGTAATGCACTTCAAAAGGTCGTTGATATGCGTGGGGTCTATTACAATATGATTGATGACCAAGACAAGACCCGTAAAGTTGGTGTAATTGCACAAGAAATTCTTGAAATAGCACCAGAGTTGGTTAGTTATGTGGCTGATAAGGACCAGTACTCCGTTGCGTATGGTAATATCACCGCACTCCTTATTGAAGCAATCAAAGAACTCAAAATGGATAATGACCACTTGCGGTCACGCATAACTGATTTAGAAGAACGCTAAACTCTATTTATAGACATACCTTTCGATTGAGCACTTATGACGCTACAAACACGACTTGACGGTGGAGTAATACAAAGTGGGAGTATTGCCGTCACCGCAATTGCCAATTTCTCTGGAGAACTCTCTGCCTCACTCCCCACCGGAGTCCTCAGTAGTTCTGCCCAAGTTCAATTAGATGCGGTCAGCGGGACCACGTTCTCCAATGCCGCATTTCAATTTCCACAAACTGTCACCGCCACCGCATTCAGTAGTTCGATTACGAATGATGTTGGCTTCTACGGAACCGCATCCTATGCGTTGACCCCAGCGGGTACTTCGGGAACCGCAGGAACCAGTGGTACATCAGGAACTGCGGGTACGAGTGGAACTACTGGAACCAGCGGCACAAGTGGAACAGAAGGCACCTCTGGTACAAGCGGTAGTTCGGGGTCAAGTGGGACAAGTGGAACCGAAGGTACGTCTGGCACCAGCGGTACCTCGGGGACTACTGGTACAAGTGGCACGAGTGGTACGGCAGGAACGAGTGGACTCTTGACATTAAGTGGAACCACCAATAATGGTTTACTTACATTAGATAGTACCGCACCAAACGCCACCGTTGAAAATAATCTTACCTTTGATGGTAATCTATTAGCAGTGTCGGGGTCATTGACGGTAACCCAAAACTTTGTTGTGTTGGGGTCATCATCCATTCAATACCTTTCCCAAAGTACATTGAATGTTGGAACCAATATCATTACCGTCAATACGAATACGCCTGGTGTTACGCTTGGTGGTCTTGCGGTCATCGATTCTGGTTCATCACCACAACGCAGTGGTTCGCTCTTATTTGATTCAGTAAATGACCAATGGATTTTCGTTCATCAAAATACCGTAGGTGGAGTCACTTCCTCTATTGTAATGATGGGCCCACCTACCTTTGATAGTGTAGGAAATGAAACTTTCTTAACGCAAAATCGAGTGGTCAAGAGTGCAGGACTAGAACATTTAGTTGACTCCATCATCATCGACAATGGGTCACAAGTTCAAATCCAAGGCTCGGTTTCCGCATCAGTCTTTAGTAGTTCTATTGCGAATGGCGTGGGCTTCTTTGGAACCGCATCGTATGCATTAACACCAGCGGGAACTTCTGGCACATCGGGTACCGCAGGAACCAGCGGCACCTCAGGCACTACGGGAACATCAGGAACCACCGGAACCTCTGGTACGACAGGTACAAGTGGTAGTTCTGGGTCAAGTGGTACGGCGGGCACATCAGGTACTACGGGTACTTCTGGCACCAGTGGGGCAAACGGCACGTCAGGAAATAGTGGGAGTTCAGGTACATCTGGTAGTTCGGGGTCATCAGGCACCTCCGCGTCGGTCACTATTAATAATAACACCGACAATTATGTGGTGACTGCAACAGGGACTACAAATACATTGAATGGTGAAGCGAATCTTATATTTAATGGTTCAAGTTTACGTTCCGCTAAAGAAGTAGTAGCAGGGATACACGGCGGAGATGACAGTGAAGGGCGAATACTGGCAACAGGAGGCACTGCAGAAATTAGTTTTATGGACCGAGCCGAAACATCATTTTCCAGTACAGCAGGAAAACGTTGGTTGTGGTACTCTACCGGAAATGTGGCAAGATTTTGGAGTAATGGAGACTTACTGGGCATTACCCCATCAGGTAGTGTTGGTATCGGCACGACGAGTCCAAGTGAGAGGTTAACCGTATCAAATAATATACGGCTTGGAACCTCTGTCGGGTCAACATCAACGCCATCGTACCTTGATACTGGCACGAATTTTTCGGATGGAACAACGCGAAATAAATGCAAGATTTATCTTTATAACACTGGTACAGAGCAGTACGGATTTAGCGTCGGTTCAACTGCTGATATACAGTATCACTCTAATGGAATTCACGATTTCTATATTGCCAACGGACATGCAGTACGAATTAATTCATCTGCCAATGTCGGCATCGGAACGACTGGTCCAGTTGCAAAGCTCAACGTACATATCGGTGACATAGCAATTACCGCAACTCCTGGTGCAAATACAAGAGACAGCAGATATTTATCTATTTACCGAGGTAGTCTTGGTGCAGATTCCTGTGGAGTTATCTTTGGTACTGGTCCAAGTACAAATAACTGGTTTATCGGTCAACCATATAGTGGTGGTGGTGTATTTAATGCATTGATTATTTCTGAACGTGAATTAATTAATGATGGCAACGGTAGTCTAGTAAAAACTCCGTTGATGTACTTTACTCCGGGGACGGGAACTGCGGCAGGCGGCGTCGGTATCGGCACAACAAGTCCTGGTAATTTTAAATTATATGTCAATGGAACATCATATTTTACTGGTGTTCTTCGGGTGGATACTGACAGTTATTTACTAGGTAGTGGGTATGGTATCTATGGTAACAATGATGCTGCAAATTATAGTATTAGAGGTAGTGGTGGTGGTGGTGGTGCGTTGGTTTATAACTGGTATGGTGGTCACCTTTTCCAAACATTGGGAGGGTCAACACGACTCACAATTGATTCAAGCGGTAATGTCGGTATCAACCAAACGAGTCCAAGTGCAAGACTTCATGTGACTCATGTTGGAGGTAACGGCGCGGGGGGAACTGGATATTCTGAATATGGTATTATAACTAACACATCTTCTGGTCAAGCAACACTAGGTGCAATGTTTGATGGTGACGGGTACGCAAACCTCAATCTTGGGTCAGTAGAAAGTGGGACTAGATATTTCTGGCACATATCTAAACGTGTCGCATCCAATGGGCGCCGTTTAGAATTCTACTTCCACGATGCAAGTGGATTTGACTCTAAGGGACACCTAGATACTAGTGGAAATTTCGTAGTGAAAGGTGATGTCACCGCATATGGGTCACCATCTGACATCACGTACAAAACAGATATTAATACGGTACAGCATGCATTAAATACCATTACTAAATTACGTGGTGTCACCTTTAAATGGAAAGAAGATTCGGAAACTTACAAGACAACTAATATCTCAGATGATATCGGGTTTATCGCACAAGAAGTTCAAGAAGTGTTACCAACCGTGGTTAGACAAAATGAAAACGGAAAACTCAGCATCCGTGATAAGGCAATTATCCCACTTTTAGTAGAAGCCATCAAAGAACTCAAAGCAGAAATCGAAGTACTCAAACATAACACCACTCACAAGGAGTAAGCAGTATGTCAGATATTACGTATAACTGGACCTTCAGTCCAATGGAAATCACCTATCATTCTGCCAGTATGCAAGACATCATCAATGTCGTACACTGGCAAATGCATGCAATCTATCTTTCTGGTTCAGCAACAGGATCTATCTCCAAGATGTCCATCGGCACTATGGGATTCGGTTCCCCAGACCCAGAAAACTTCATTCCATTCGCAGATGTGACCAAAGAACAAGTCACCGCATGGGTTGAAGGACAAATGGGCGAAGAACAAGTCAACAATATGAAGGCAGGATTAAGTGCTTCTATTGCCTATGACCTCCATCCAACCCGTGGCATCGTATCACCACCATGGATTGACCCAAATCCACCAATTCCATCAGGTTCTAGCGAATAAAATCACACACTTAAACACTAAACTCCCTATTTATATAGTATAATTCACTATATGATAGGGAGTTTTTATTGTGGCTAACACCAGAGTACCGGGTTTATTAATCCAATCAGCTAGTATCCCTGTTAGTGCTATAACAGATTTTGAAAATCAAGTTACCGCATCTCTTCCTACTGGTGCGGTTAGTTCATCCACCCAAACCCTCGCCCATTTGGAAGGGCAAGTGGTCAAAACGGGCGTTATTAGTGCCTCCGGGCACATTGTTCCTACGGAAAATGAAGTATATGATTTAGGTAGTGCAACTAAGCAATTCCGTGATTTATATCTTTCAGGATCGACCATTTATCTTGGGGCATTAAAAATCACTGAACGTGAAGGTTCGCTTTCTGTCAAGAAAACCGTTCGAGTCAATAATGCAATTCAA